GCACCGTCCTGGAGGGGTTTCCGCTCACGCCCGGCAAATATGCCTATACCATCGGCTTGGGAGGCGACTTCAACACGTCCCGGCCTTCCAGCGTGACCGACGCATACATCCGGGACGGAAACAGCAGCGACACGCCGGTCGACATTCTGACCTCCGACGAATTCTACGCGCTCGGGGACAAGGCGATAGCCACAGGGCGGCCGCAGGGGCTGTGGTTTGACCCCGGCCTCACCCAGCAAGCGAGTCCCCTTGGGAAGATCAACCTCTACCCCGCGCCCGATCCTTCGACCCCTTACACGCTCTACATGGGCGAGCAAGGGCCGCTCAGCGAGTTCGTGAATCTGACGGACGCGGTGACCTTCCAGCCCGCCTACTATGAGGCACTGGAATACAATCTTGCAATAAGGCTGTGGCCTCAATACCACGACTCGGGCAAACCCGTCGAGAACGATCTGAAGATATTGGCGGCCGAGGCCATGCGCACAATCGAGACCATGAACGCAAAGCGCGTGACGGCGACTATAGAAGCGCCGGGCAAGCGAAGCGGCTACAACGTGTACACAGGGGAATACAGGTAAAGGCATGAACATCCCTTTCGTAGGCCCTACCTATAATTCAAGGTCCAGCAACATCGATTGTTCCAGGTCCGTCAACTTCTACCCCGAGACGAACGCCGCCGACTCCAAGTCGGTGATAGCCCTCGTCAACACACCGGGGACGGTGCTCTGGGCGCAGGTCGGCCCTTCTCCCGTCAGGGGCATGCACGTCTTCGGCGGCCTCCTCTATGTAGTGACGGGAGGCCGGCTCTATTCCGTCGACAGCGCGGGCGCGGTCTCAGGGTCCCTGGGCACGCTCGCGACATCGGCGGGCCTGGTGGCAATGGAAGATAACGGCCTCGCCGTCAGTGGAGTAGGCGGCAATCAATTGATGATAGTGGACGGCGCATGCGGCTACATCTATAACGGCTCGACCGGCATATTCACCACGATCTCGGGCGGCGGCTGGCCCGCGGCCGGCGCCGGGACGCTCACCTACATCGACGGCTATTTTGTGATCGGCAATGGGAACAGCATGTCGGCTTCAGCTTCCAACCTCTACGATGGAACGACCTGGAGCGCCCTTGCCACGTCCCCCATAAGCGCCGCCCCCGACCTGGTCCAGGCTGTGATCAACGTGCACCAGCAGCTCTGGGTCATCAAGGAGTATACGTCGGAGGTCTGGTACGACGCAGGGACGCCGACAACCCAGGGGTTCCCTTTCAGCAGGATATCGGGGGCGGTCATCGACTACGGGACATCGGCACCGGGAAGCGTGGCGCGGGGGGACAATTCTTTTTTCTTTCTCGCTAACCAGCGGAACAACGACGGCGCGGAGCTTGTCGGCGCGGTCGAGCTTTCGGGCCTCGTGCCGCAGATCATCACCCCTCCCGCCATCGTCTACCAGATGAGCCAGTACGCGACCGTCAATGACGCCTTCGCTTACTGTTACAGCAGCGAGGGGCATACCTTCTACGTGGTCACCTTCCCCACCGGGAACGCCACGTGGGTCTACGACGCCTCCACCCAGATGTGGCACGAGAGATCGGCATGGGTGGCGCAGCCTTTGAACGGTGCCACACCTGCAAACGGCGCAGGAATGGCACCGCAATCTTATGGCCGGCACGTGGGCAACTGCTACGCCGGATATGCAGGCATGCACCTCATCGGGGATTGGCAAAACGGCAATATCTACGAGATGCGGTCCGATGTGTATGAGGACAACGGGCTGCCCCTGGTGAGCATGAGGACGAGCCAGCACCTTTGGGACAGGAAAGGCATGGAGAATATCTTCGTCCGCCGCCTTACCCTGGACATGGAAACAGGCGTCGGCGACGGCGCGTCCGCCCTCCAGACCGGCATAAACCCGCAGGCGGCGCTTTCCTGGAGCGATGACGGCGGCCACACGTGGTCGAGCGACTATGTGGCGTCGATGGGCGCGGCGGGGCGCTACAGGACGAGGGTGATATGGCGGAGGCTGGGGTATTCAAGGGACAGGATCTTCCGGGTGACCATATCGGACCCGGTGAAGAGAATTCTCATAAGAGCTGATGCGGCATGAAGACAAACGCGAAACATAAAGACAACGCGGATCGCGGATCGCGGATCGCGAAACCACACAGATTCGCGTTTCTCGTTTCGAGTTCCGCGTTGTCTTTACGCGAGCGGAGCGAGCCATGATCCGTCAATGGCCGAGCGCTACCCTGCCCCTCACGGACCCGCAGTGGCAGCAGTGGCTCCAGGAGCTTTTAGCCACGGGAAATGTGCTGAGATCTATCGACCCCACAAATCCCGATTTAGGCAAATCGGCCCCGGCAACGCCGCAAACAGGTCTATTGGCGTACGCGGACGGGGTCGCGTGGAACCCTGGAAGCGGGGAAGGGTATTACAGGTGGACGGGGAGCGCATGGAAATATCTGGGGTAAAGGAAGTCGGGAGTGAAGGCGGCCCTCAACCGTTAAACCCTCGGGACAAGATCCTCATCATTGAAGACGAGATGAGAAAGCAGCCCCAGGTAGATATCCCTCCGATGCATTATTTCGCCAAAGGCATCTATGCGCGGGAAATCCTCATTCCTAAAGGGACGCTTCTCACCGGGATGATCCACCGCACGGAGCACCTGAGCATCATCAGCAAGGGAGATATCACCATCATAAACGAGAACGGGGAAAGAATGAGGATACGTGCCCCGTATACCGTCGTCTCGCAGCCGGGCACGAAGCGCCTCGGCTACGCCCATGAAGATACGGTATGGACCACTATTCATGGGACCGAGGAAAGGGACCTCGATGCATTGGAGAAACAGTTGATCGCGCCCAGTTTCGAAGAGCTAGCTTCGAAGGGGGACACTCCTCTGAAGAATGAAGCGAAGAGAGGGGTGTCCCCCCAACCCGAGAAAATCGAAGGGGTGCGGCAACCGATGATAGAGAAGGAGGATCAGACATGTCTTGGGTAGCGACGGCAATAATAGGCGGCTCCGTGCTCGGCGGGGGTCTCAGCCTTTACGGGGCATCGCAATCGGCGGATGCGCAGGAGTCGGCGGCGCAGACCGCGGCAGCGGCAAATAACAACGCCGCCCAGCTCCAGTACCAGGAATGGCTGCAGCAGCAGGCGAACATGCAGCCGTGGCTCACGGCGGGGACAGGTGCGGTCAACGCGCTTGCGGCCGGGACGCAGCCCGGAGGCAGGTTCTCAAACATTCCCGCTTTTTCTTTCGACCCCACGCAGATCGCCAATAATCCCGATTACCAGTTTGTGCTGAATCAAGGCACGGCGGCGCTAGGATCGAACGCGGCGGCAACGGGCAATTATGGCTCCGGGAACATGGGAACAGCCCTGGAGAATTACGGCCAAGGCGCGGCCAGTCAGTACATGAACCAATATTACAACCAAGCGTTGAACGCCTACAATGCGAACCTGAATTCCCAGTACACCATGCCTTATAACTTCCTGGCGGGACTCTCAGGGACCGGGCAGACAGCAGCCCAAAATCTAGGGCAGGAAGGCTCTACGGCGACCACCAACATGGGTAACTACGGGGTAGGGGCGGGCAACGCGCTCGCCGCGGGGACCGTGGGCGCGGCCAATGCCTACACGAGCGGGTTGAACAACCTATCGAACAACATCATGAGCGGCTATGGCACATATCTGAACAACCAGAGCCAGCAGGCGCTTATCAACGCGCTTGCCGGACAGAACGGATATGGGGCGTAAAGGAAGGGGCCGCTAATATAGGGGCTGTGCCTAAGCGGGACCTGCTTTTATAGGTCTTATAAGTCGTATAGGTCGTATTGGACCTATAAAGACGCCCGAGGGGTGGAGGCAAAAAAGGAACGGTCTTCGACTAGACCGGACGAGGTGAATCATGGCCGATTGGATGAATTACTTGACGCCGGCGCCACGCGCCCCGAATATCAACGCACTGTCCGTCTATTACCGGCCTCCCTCCCTGCGGGATGTAGTGGCCGTGGCCGCCTATGGGGATGCGCGACAAAACGCGCGGATCAGGAAAAAACTCCAGGAGATACGCATACGGGACGAGATAGCGAAGCGCCATCCATTCCGGGCACACGGGCAATTCCCCATTCCGGGGAACGGAACCGGCCTTAATCCGGTCCGGCAGTCGCCGGTGCAGCCGGCCGCGCCTGGAGAAAGGAAGGTCGATCACCTGCTTGTTCGGGTAGACCCAGGGATACTCGACAGGATCGAGCGGAGCGCGGGGCGAAGAAAGGCAGTCGAAAGTCGAAAGTGACAAGTCGAAAGGAAAAAGGGCAAGTCTTCACTTTCGACTTTCCCCTTTCGACTTTCGACTCAAAAGGAGTTCGACCATGACCATGAACCTGAGCAATAAGCACGCCCTGGTCTACGACCTGGGCCTCTTCACCGAGAACGCCCTCCGGCTGCTCCGCGACTGCGCGGAGGTCTTATACTTCGTGCCCTGGGCCGACGCCTTCCCCGAGCCTTTCAAGGCGAAGATCGGCGAAGGTCTCGACGGCATGGAGCGGGTAAGCAGCTTCGAGGAGCACCTGGATGGGGCGGACTTCATCTTTGTCCCGGATACGCTCTGCGCCGGGATGGTGGAGTGGCTGAAAAAACACGAGTACCCTGTGGCGGGGGCGGGGGCCGCGGAAAAACTGGAGCTGGACCGCTGGTACGGCCGCATGAGACAGAAGGAAAACGGCCTGCCCGTCCAGGAGACGCACCGCATCAAAGGCGTGACGGCTCTGCGCAAGTTCATCAGGGACCACAAGAACTATTTCATCAAAATCGACCTGTTCCGGGGCATCGAGGAGAGCTTCAAGCATATCGACGAGCACCAGACGGAATGGACGGTCGACAGAATCGCTTATAAGCTCGGTCCCTACAAAGAGGACGTGGTCTTCATCTGCGAGGAGCTGCTCGAAGGGGTGGAACCGGGGATAGACGCCATCACCTGGGAAGGCGAGCTGATCTTTCCGACTTGCTGCGGCTACGAGGGAAAAGGCTCAGGCGTCATCGAGCGCGTCTACAAAACTCAAAGCGACCTGCCCGATGCGGTGAAATGGATCGACGAAGGGCTCGCGCCCGAGTTCAGACGGGCAAAAACGCGCTTCTTCTACTCGGCTGAATTCAAGATCGGGGCATCAGCCACCCCGTATTTGATCGACCCGACCATCAGGCTCGCGGCCCCGGGGGTGGCGGCCATCCAAACGGAATTGATAGAGAACTATACGGAGGTGATCTACGGCCTCGCCACAGGGGAGAAGAGAGCCCCCGTCATCACGCACAAGTACGCCGCCGCGCTGGCGTTGGAATCACAGGAGGCCCGGGAAGGGTGGGTCAACATCGGGTTCCCGAAGGA